CTGTAATAACATTAATGTTCGAGTTGTATTCTTCACATGCTTGATAAGGATTTGCTCCTCCAACTGCTGATACTCCTGCAGAAGCTGTTCCGAATCCTGCTCCACCTCTGTGAGTAACAGAAGAGTTTGGTGCAGAAGTCCAATTTAATCCGTCCCATTCTTCCGTAGTAGTAACATTTGTAGTTGTGAATCCACTTTGTGATACAGCGTGAGAAGCACTAGTGCTTCCCATTGGATTAGCATCTCTTATACCTGTGTTCATATCATTTAATTCAGACCAAGAGCTACCGTTGTAATTTTCTGTATTACCATACAGAGTAGGACCTGGAGCACCACCACCAAATACAATAGCATCTGATGTAGTACCTGTTCCTCTTAAACCAAATCTTGCAGTATTTAATGAAGGTATCGCTGTCCAACTACTTCCATCGTAAGTATAAGCACCATCTTTTGTTCCTGGAGATCCTCCAGCAAATATAGCTGCCGTTTGAGTTCCTGACATACTTCCATTATTTATACCAGTTGGTAATGCACCACCATTCGTCCAAGAAGAGCCATCATATTCTTCAGTAGCAGTTTGTGGTCCTGGTCCTGGATATTGATAACCTCCAGCTCCTAAAGCAGCGGTTTGAGTTCCACAACCTCTTAATCCATATCTACCTGTTCCCATGTCACCACTAGCTGTCCAATTAGAACCATCATACTCATTAGTTTTATCGTGGTCTGAACTAGGTCCAGGATTTCTTCCACCAAAAACTACTCCAGCAGTTTGTGTTCCAGCTCCACCTACGGTTCCAAAAGTTGTTTCAGGATAATTTGCAGTTGAACTGAATGCTTTAATCTGTACTAATGCTCTGTTTGTGCCTGTAGTCGAGTTATACCACACCTGTCCCTCGGTTGACGAATCTGTTAACGTCGGATCCGAAGATAAGTATCTTACTCGTGTACCATGTATACTCTCATATTCAGCCATTTATAAATTCCTTTATGGGAGAGTAATATCAGTTGGTCTAGTATTATTTGGTCCAGCTTTTTCTTCATCAGATAAAGCGTCCCATGCAGCTTGTGCAGCTTCTACTTCAGCTGTAACAAGAGCTTGAGCTTCTGCTTTAGTCTTTTCAACACCGTTCTTTTCAGCTAACCACAAAGCGCCTTTTTCGTTGTTACCAACGACCCAAACGTCTGCAGGAAAACCTCTAAGAAAAAAGTTTCTTCTATCTTCATGAGTGAAAAATCCTTTTCCAGTGTTTGTAGCAGTACCATATATAAATAGTGCCATAATGTTTACTCCTTTGTTATTCTTATATAGTTAATCTTGTTCATTATCAACTAGTAGTTATTGTTTTAATATTTAATGCTGATGTTTCACCAGTAAATTCTTCTGTTGCATCTAATTTAGGAGGTCCATCGCCACCAAAAGCTAAACCTGCTGTGTTTGTTCCAGCGCCACCTAAAGCAACTCTAGCTGTTGACATAGCAGCTGTTGTTATATAATTGGTTCCGTCGTAAGTTAATGCAACGTTTGTATTTGCTGGAATAGAAGTTCTAGTTCCTCCAAAAAATAATCCTGCTGTTAAAATTCCACCTGCAGCCGCTCCTTGTGTATTACCTGAAATTATATTATTTACCGATGTCCAAGAAGTTCCATCATATTCTTCTGTATCATCTTTACTATCACCTCCAGCTGCAACTGCTGCTGTTTGAATTCCAAAGCCTGCTAAATAATATCTACCTGTGTTCATAGTTCCACCTACTGTCCAATTAGTTCCATCGTACTCAACTGCTTTGTCACTTAAAGGAGAAGAAAGACCACCAAAAGCAACAGCTGCAGTTTGTGTACCGCAACCTGCTCCTAATCTCATGTTAGCTGGCATATCATTTGCATTAGACCAACTAGTTCCATCGTATTCTTCAGTATTATCTTGTTCAGCTGGACCGCCATCATAACCACCTGCTCTAAGACCTGCAGTTTGTGTGCCTGCTCCAACCGCCCCTCTTGTAGCGTTATTTAAATTATTTCCTTCAGACCAACTTGATCCGTTATACTCTTCTGATAAATCACGCGCAGTGTCTCCAGAATTAGCTCTACCACCAAAACCTAAAGCAGCATCTTGTGGTGCTGCGTTAGCACTTGAAAGTTTATATCTAGCAGTTCCCATGGCTCCGCCACTAGCCCATGCTGCACCTGTAATGACGTTTGCTGATGTGGTAAATTCTTCTGTTGCAACTGGGTGATTGGAAGGGCTTGGACTACCACCAGCAAGCACTGCTGCTGTATTTGTTCCAAAACCAGCTCCATATCCTCTTGCTTGTACTAAAGTAATAGATGTATTTGTCCAACTAGTTCCATCCCAACTTTCATTTGCTGCAACTGGATTTGTAGGGTTGCCTGGATTAAAACCACCAAATGCGATTGCAGATGTTTGTGTTCCTGTTGCACCTGATCCATATCTTCCAACATTCATTGTATTAACAGCTGTCCAAGAAGAACCATCCCAACTTTCAGTCTCTGTACGAACAACTTGAGGAGGAGTTGTATATCCTCCAAAATTTAAAGCTGCTGCAGATGGACCAACATTTTGAGTGTTTCTTTTAGCTTGATTTAAAGAAGGTGTATTAGTCCAAGATGTTCCATCATATTTTTCAGAAGCTGTTAAAACTGTTCCTGTAGTACCACCAACTGCCATAGCCGCAGTTTGTGTTCCAGAACCTCCACAAGTTCTTCTAGCTGTATTTAAATTATTTCCTTCAGTCCAAGATGTTCCATTATAAGATTCACTTAAATCTACTCCACTTGGAGGTGGTTCTCCACCAAAAATTAAAGCTGTTGTTTGTGTTCCAGCACCACCCATCATATATCTGCCTGTATTTAAATTTCCACCTAAAACAAAACCTATACCATCATATTCTTCACTACTAGTTGTGGGTCCAGTTGGTCCATTACCACCAGAAGCTAAACCAGCAGTTTGAGTTCCAGCACCCGCTTGTCCTCCACCAGGTCTTGGAGTAATTAAAGATCCACTACTGGACCATGCTTGACTAACAATTACATTTTTAAAGGCACCAGCTGTAGAATTATACCAGATCTGTCCTTCAGCTGCATCGTTGTCTGGATCAGTGGTTAAAAAGTTTACGTCTTTTCCTATTAAATTTTTATATGTACTCATAATTTTAACTCGTTGTTATTTTTACGTTTGATGTAACTTCTCCTGTAAATTCTTCGGTAATATTTGTAGGACTTCCACTGTTTCCTCCAAAAGCAAGAGATGCTGTTGATGTTGATGAGTTAGCCGATCCTAATTGTCTTCTTCCTGTTGCCATAGAACTAGTTGTTGTCCAACTAGTTCCATTATATTCTTCTGTTGCTCCTGATGTAGTTGGTGACGGAGCTTCGGAACCTCCAAAAGCTAGTGCAGCTGTTTGTGTGCCAGATCCACCCAAAGCATATCTTCCAGATCCCATACTATTACTATTTGTCCAACTTGATCCATCCCATTCTTCTGTTGCACCTGTTTTACCACCAGTATAACCTCCAAAACCAACTGCTGCGGTTTGTGTTCCAGCACCAGCTAAAACTTCTCTTGCTGTGTTCATATCACTTACTTCACTCCAAGAAGTTCCATTATAAGTTTCAGTTACAGCTGTTACACCACTAGCATCTCCTCCGAAAGCTAATGCCGCTGTTTGAGTTCCACAACCACCTAAATTAATTCTTGCTGTATTTATATTATTTTGTTCTGACCAAGAAGAACCATCATATTCTTCTGTTTCATTTTTGTAAGTAGTTGGTGGAGCTGCTAAACGACCTGCAAATGCTAAACCAGCTGTTTGAGTTCCTGCTCCTCCCATACCAAGTCTAGCTGTATTTAAATCATTTTGTTCAGACCAGGAGGTTCCATTATATTCTTCTGTGAGACCTACTGGATTATTAGCAGGAGGTGGAGCATTACCTCCAAAACCTAAACCAGCTGTTTGAGTTCCAGTCCCTGTTATTGTTCTTGCTGTGTTTAAATTATTACCACTTGCCCATGCTGCTGCAGTAAATTTACGTCCTTTTAAAACACCAATAGTTGTATTGTACCAAATTTCACCTATAACGGGATTAGTTGGATCTTGAGCGACCTGTCTTATTGATTGGCCTTTTAATGTTTTGTAGGCTGCCATTTAAGCTCCTTAATTATTCTTTAGAAGCCAGCCTTGAGTACCGTCTACATACACTAAAGTATTTGCTGCTCTTTCTGTTGATACCGTTAAAGGATCAGTTGATCCTGCAATTTTTTCTGTTCCGTTTTGATCAATTGTTAATGGGTTAGAATCAAAGGTTCCTGCATAATCAATAAATGCTACTTCATCACCAATGCTTCCTGCAGGTAAATCCATTTCAAATGATCCACCGGTTGTATTAATAAAATAACCTTCACCAGCTACTGCTGTGAAAGTAGAAGTTTTTACTGCTTGCCAATCTGTACCACCTGATAATGTTGCAAAAGATAGGTTACCAGAACCGTCTGTTTTCATAAACTGATCTGCATCACCATCATTATTTGGTAAAGTTAAAGTAACATTTGAAGCAACTGTTGATGGAGCTTGTAAAGCTACATAGTGAGAGTTATCAGCATCACCTAATCTTAAGTCTCCTTGGTCACCAATTTGTAAATTAGTTCCATCCCATACTAAATTTTCAGAACCACCAAATGCTCCTGAATTGTTAAATTGAACTTGTGTGTTTGATCCACCTGGAGGTGAAGCTAAAGCTATTTCGTAAACACCTGTATTAGTTGATACACCATCAAAATATACTAGTTTCCAATCTTTGTCTCCTGTACCCCATGTTACTGTTGCACCTGAACCAGAAGCTGCTTTTAATTGTACTGTGTAAGAACCTGATGTTCCATTGTTAATAAGATAAAAATTTTCTGTAAGAACTGGAAAAGTTATAACTCTGTTTCCACTTATTGTTCCTGTAAATTTTATAACTCTTGTTGCAACAGCTGAACCAGTTCCACCATCTGTTTTGTCTACAGCTTGAGTTCCAGCGCTACCTGCAATTGATAATTCTACATATCCACCAGAGATTTGCTCTATGATATTTAAATTTGTATTTGTTTTTGTTCCCCAAGTACCGGCGTTTTCACCAGTAGCCATTAGCTCTACGCCAAGAGGTGTGTATGTTGAAGCCATCTTTATTAATCTCCTAGTTTTAAGTATTTATATTGGTTATTTAGTTTTAAGTCAAACATAATTATGCTGTTTTAGTTGTGTATCCTGTACTTGTTTTTGGCGTCTTAGGTGAGTATCCACTAACAGACGTTTTTGGTGTTTCAGTTGTATATCCTGTACTTGTTTTAGGATCAAGTTTTTCATAGGTACCTGGGAAAGCTACTCCTGTACCAACACTAGATGTTGCTAATTGTCCTGTTAATCCTATCGTCATAGGTGTAGGAGATATTGTACCAACTGCTGATGTAGCACTAACCCCGGATAACGGAACTCCTATTTCTGGAATAATAGAACCAACAGAAGAAGTTGCAGAAACACCTGTTAATGGAATTCCTACACCCACTGTTAAGTCACCAACTGCAGTTGTTGCTTCTTGACCTGTAGGTTGTTCTGTAAGGGCATCAAGAATTATTCCACCAACTGCTGATGTTGCAGATTGACCTGATAAAATTTGACCTATTTCTGTGGTTAAAGAACCAACACTTGTTGTAGCACTTTGACCTGTTGGAGTTATTACAGAAGTTAAATTAAAAGTTAAAGCACCAACAGATGAAGTAGCACTTTGTCCTGTAGGAGATACTACAGATGTTAAATCTAAAGTTAAACTACCATTAGAAGCAGTAGTACTTAACCCTGCTGGTTGAACTAATTTATTAAATGAATCTCCGTAAGGCTCTTCACCCCAACCATTTCTACCCCAACCAACTAAAGTTCCTGCGTTATCAAAATCACCTAATTGAGATGTAGCTCCTTGACCTGTTAAAGCTATAACAGAAGTTAAATCTAAAGTAGGAGAACCAACACTTGCGGTTGAACTAACACCTGTTAATGAAACAGTTTGTGTATCAAAAGTTGTTAAACTTCCATTTGCAGAAGTTGCGGATTGACCTGAAAGAGATACAGCATATTCAACACCCCATCCTGAGTTGCCCCATTCTTGTCGGCCCCAACCTTCTTCGTTAAAAGCTTCTAAAGTAGTTCCTACATTTGATGTTGCGGATTGTCCGGAAAGAATTATTGTAACTGTGTCATCAGCCCACTCGTTAGAACCCCAAGTATTATTGCCCCAGGTTGATGCCATAAGGAGGTCCTCCTTACGCTATACGAATGATTGCGTTACTTGCGTCTGCTGTTGGAAATTGAATTGTAAATGTTCCAGAAGAAACTGTTTTGTCACCACCAAAAGCAATAACTGCACATGCTTTGTCTGATTGTGTGTCGTTATATATTAAACAACCGTTAGCTGTAAAAGAAGCAGAAGTAAAACTTACGTCTGCAAAATCACAACATGCTGTTGATCCATCTAAAGCTGGAGTAACACTTGTGATTACTTTTCCACCAGCAGTATAAGCTGATCCTGATGTGTTAGTTATTTCTTCTGATGTTGAATAAGCTGTTGTACTTGCACCTAAAGATGCATCGCTTTGATATAAAGCTATTTTAAAAGTATTACCAGACGATGCTGTGAAGTTGTGTGTACCAACTAAAAGTTCTTGTTTAAAACTATTACATATTGCTGATGATATCGACATAATTTTTTTCTCCTAATTACTGAGGCGGTGACTCGATTGGTATTCTTAGTGTTCCATCCGTGTAATCGTCTCGTCTTCTTCTTCCAATTTGCATCGCTGCAAATTTTTGTAGTTCAGTTTTATATCTATTTTCATATAGTGTCAACATGTCTGTTGGACCTTTTAAAAACATAAATGCTTCTACTAAACATGCATATAACAGTCCTTGAGGAAAGTAATTACTTACATAAGTTCCAGCTGTATTAGTCTCTAAACCAGCGGGTTGAGCATTATAATGAATAATATATTTATAGTTTTTATCTGGTGTAGGAGCAACAAATATAGCTCCTGATGTAGCCGTATTAGTACCTGTTGTAGCACCACCAAACATAGAGTAGTATTTAGGAAGTCCTGTTGTATCTTGACCTGCAGTACCTCCTTCAGTACCTGTAAGCTCTCCCACATACTCAGTAATAAAAGTTTGATCTCGTCTTTCTAACCATACTCCTTCACCTGTAGTAGCTGTTGTTGAATCAAATACTTGAACACCTCTTATAAATAAAGCTTTTGTTGGAACTGTAATACTATTAAAATCTGTAGCAAATTGTGCTTCTGCTTGAACTCTGTCTGAATCCATTGGAATATCTAAATTAATTCTATGTTCAGCATTTTCTAAAAATCTATTTATAACAGCAGCAGTAAATACGTTAGCATCTACCTCTGTATAATTTCTAATATCTGTTGTTAAATTTGCGTATGTATATCCAGCCATAATTAACTTCTATCATTTACGGGTCCAATTGTACACTGAAAACCGCCTCCTGTTGCTGTGCTTGTAGCATTAGATACTAAAGGCACTGTTAATGAATTATATAATGTTTCTGTTTGTGATGCTTTAGGACCAACTATAACAGTTGTTCCAATTGCTGTTGCAAGATATGAGCCATAAACTTTTGCACCTGATGTGTGGGCAATCGCTGTAGTGTTAGATGGAGTTACTCCTCTAAATGGTGCAGCTGTTCCTCTTGTGCATCCTGTTAATGTGTGTGTAGATCTACCTGTGTATTGAATAGTTTCATTTGCATATGTTCCAACTAATAATGGATTAGTAATTGTGCCAGCAGTTAAATCAGCTTGTGTGTAAACTTTTTCTATAACAATATATCCTGCTGTTGGAAACTCAGATCCATCAGTTAAAACAATTGATGTAGCAGAATCACTTATGTTTCCATTTAATGTTGTAGATAATTCTAAAGTTGTAATTGCAACTCCACCTATAGGTTGTTTAACATCACTAAATCTTACGTAAGATGTTCCTTCATTTAAACCATTACCAGGAAAAGAAACACTTAAAGTTCCAGAAGCAGCTGTAGTTGTAAAAGGATTGTTTGGTAAAATATCTGTTACAGGAAACTCAACTCTTGCAGGTCTTGCATGTTTTAATCCTTGTGGATCAGCTCCTACTGGATGTGGTTCTAATTGTGGTTGCTTAGGTTCAAATTCAGATGTGTGTACCCATGCACCTGTCCACTCTTGCACCATTTCTCTATATGGAAAAGCTGCGCCTGATCTATCAGAGATCGCTAATGCTCTACTACCTTTTGCAAATCTAGCCATTATATATTTGGATAGTATGTCTTCGGAGTAATAAATGTGCTAGCTGCAGAACCATCTTCAGATAATGCTCTAGCAAGTTCATCCTCGTACAACAACTTCATCTCCTGTGTTCTTTGTGGTGCAAACTTCATAGATAAATAATACGACAGTCCTGAAACCATACATGGTACAAATCTAAAAGGTGCATCACTTGCGTTAGTATATGCTCCTGCATCTTGAATTCTTTTTACATAGTAAACACTTAAATAGTTTGATGCAGCAGTTGCATTTGGTAAAGGATAAATAGTTAATGTAACTTTATCTATAAATCTTTGTACCCAAAATTGTGAAGGTGTTCCATTTGATGCTTTGTTTGCTGTTGCAGCATAAGAATCTCTTGCAACTTTAGTTAAACCCGTATCTGATTGATTTGTTGTATTATAGTTTTGTCTATAAGATACATTTAAAATATCAGAGATACCATAAATATTTGCTGTTGGAACAGTTGTAGCTTGTGGTGGTTCTCCACCTCCAGGTACATCTGAAGAGTTTCTGTAAAAAGTATAAATACCAGATCCTTCAGCTGTAGCATCTACATTAGTTGTAGAACCTTGAACTAAATTAATATTAGTATTTCCTACTTCCCAAAAATGTATTCCTCTATTACCCCATTCTTGAAAAAGAATGTTTAAAGACCGTCTTGCAGTTTTTAATTGATGTCCTGCCGTACCAACTAAACCGATACGTTCATACGCATCTGCAATGATCTCATCAATTGAAAAGTTTTGATCAAATGCGTAGGCTGAGGAAGTAGTATTCGCCATTGGCTACTCCTTTAAAATGTTCCGATTACGTAAAAAAAATCACAGTTAGTAAGATCGACGTAAGCTCCACTGTCACAATAAATACCAGCTCCTGGCATTTTAAATTCGTGAACTTGATTAGCTGCTGTTGCAAACTTACCATGAAAAACTAAATTTTTTGCTGTCGCACTTCCAGTTTCATTATAAATTTTTATTTCAGCATCTGCGTCAGTAGACTGTGCAAAGACATTCATAATATTGATCTTTGTAAGATTAGTGGCTGTTGATGTAGTTGCAGTATTTACTAAACCTTGTAATTGACCGTCTGCAGTTAAAACAACCGATTGTCTTACTTTTGATGTTATTGACATAATTTTATTCTCCTTAAATTCACGTGGGGCCGAAGCCCCACAATAAATTAATTATTAGCTTAGGTTATTGTTTTGCATATACAAAACAGTAACAGTAGCTGCACCTGTAGTACCATCAGCATTAGCTGCTGTGTAAGTTGCAGTTACAGTTTGGTCCGATGTACCAATATCTGTACCATCAGTTTGAATCGTACCTCTTGTTGTAGCTAAAGCTTTTACGTTAGTAGCTGGTAAATACTCATCAGTATCACCTGCATGTCCAACTTGAACTGTTGCAGTTCCACTGTCATTAGCCACAGTTGTAACGTTTAATATAACGTCAACAATTTGTGAGTTTGCAGGGATTATTCCAATTGTCGATGTGTTAGTTGCACCGATAATATCGATTACTGCTGATTGAGCCATTAAAGTAAAACCTAAGTTTTCACTTGCTCCTTGTCTAATCGTACCAGCTTTAATTGGTCCGCTAAATGTAGTTGTTGCCATAATTTTATCCTCCTAATTTACGAACATAGTCTTTAGGCCGTCGACTATACGCGTCTATGTTCTATTTTAAAATGTATAGTAATTAATTTATATATTAGATTTTAGTAGAGTGCAAGAGATCCTAAGGTATTTATGCAATTTCAGCAGTGTAGCTTTTGATTAAGTAGCTACAGAAACTTGTGGAGCAGCGCCTTCAACGCTATTTTGCCTGTGGGCAATTTTAGCTTCTTCAAGCTTAATGTCAGTAATGACTTGTTTAACTTTGTCATCGATTCTGACCATCTCAAGAGTGTATCTACCATTAGACAGATGCTCCTGTTCCCACTTCAACTCCAAGGACCTTTTTTGTTTGTATAGGTCTTGTATCATCAACAACCTCCTCATAGGTTATTCTGTTTACTCGGTTATCATATGAGTTTCCGAGATATTCCCAATTTATACTCTTTTCTCCCAGTTTGTCAAGGACTGCTTGTTCAAGAGAAATAGCATTATCTTCCGCAGAAACATTAAATTTCGCGTAGTAATCGTATGCCCATATTGTAACTGTAAACTTTTTCATGAATCCCACCATGTTATTTATTGAATGTGGCCGAACTATGTTCGGCCACAAAATTACTTAGTT